CAGCTTTCGGCTTCGCGGCTGGCTTTTGCGCCGCTTTGGTCTTGGCGATCTTTTCCGCGCCCTGTTGCTGCGTGGTCGCCAATTGCGCCGCATGCGCCTGCTCGGTCGCCTGCTGATTGGCGTCGTGAAGCTGATCCTGCTGGTTCAGGCTCTGCTCGTGGGTTTGCTGATCCTGGGCCTGGGCGCGATCGTTGGCCTGCTGGAAGTGGCCCATCTGCTGCTCATGCTGCCGATCCGCCTGCCCTTGCAGCGCCTCGTGCACCATATCCTGCTGACCCAGCGCCCTTTCGTGTGCATGATCGCGGGCCTGGGACGCCGCTTCGTGGATATTGTCTTGGTGGCCTTGCGCGACGGAAGATTGGGCTTTGACGTTCGCCTGCCGCTCCTGGCTTGCGGACATAAGCTGCTGCTTCTGGACGTCGAGCTGGGCGACATCGAGCTTGGTCTGGCGGTCGGCGGCGGCGCTGGCGGCGTCGGTCCCGCCCCATTGCATGTCGTGCTGGGCTTTGGCGGCATTCGCCTGCGCATCGATGAGATCGGCCTGGGCGGACAGCTGCGCCGCCTGCGCCTTGGGGTCAGGCGGGGTCGGGTTCGGGTTCTGGTTCAGGAATTGATCCGGGTCTGCGAAGCCGATGCCGCGGATGCAGACCTGCCGAATGCGCTTGACGTTGAATGCCGTCGGCTCGTCCTTCGCGATCTGGTAAAGCGCCGCGTTGCGCAGCATGCGCTGCAAGTGCGAAGCCGTGTTGGGATCGGCCCGAGTGACGATCTGGTTTTCGTTGATGGCCTGGAGGAAGACTTCTTCATCCCAATCGACCCGCGAGGGCATGCGGGCGTTGGCCTTGGTCTTCGGTTTCGCCTGTTTCGAGGCGCGGATAAAAGCGTCTGGGTCCTCGCGGAAGCGCTCGACCAGAAGCTGCAATTCATCCGATTGCGCGCCGCAGAGGCGCTTGTGGGTCGCCATCAGCGGCTTGATCGCCTGTTCGATCAGCGCCAGCGTCGTCCCGACCGGGGCGTCCTGGCGGCCTTCGCCGACCATGACATCGGCGGTCCCGCCGAGCCGCTGCCCCTCTGAATTCAATTGCTGGATGAAGCCGACGAACACCGCATCCGGGCTCTTATAGGGCAGCCCCATTGCGACATCCTGGATTTTGAGGCCGCCGGTTTCGACTTCCGCGGCGCCGCCTGGTGGGACCCGGAAGATGTTGTTGTTCTGCCGGCCCGCGCCCTTGGCGACCAGGAGGCCGGGGAAATTGGCGAACATGCCGGCGTCGACGAATTCGCGCCATGCGGCGGTGACGCCATTGGTCAGATTGCCGAGCAGATGGCTGAGGCCGATAGCGTAAAAGCCGAAGCCGCGAATGAAGGGGAATTGGACGAACCAGGTCTTCGGCAGGCACATTTCATCCTCTTCCCGCCAGTTGCGGCGGATCTCGAGGATTTGCCGGCTTTCCTTATGAATGACCACCTTATAGGGGACCGCCAGCCCGTCCTGCTCCCGATCGGTCTCATGCTCAAAGCCCGGCAGATCAAGCTCGCAATACGTCTCGTATATTTCGTGATCGCGATCCTCATCCTGCCAGCTTTCGCGCCGGCGGATGCCGGAGATTTCCTGGCTCGCTTCCTCCGGCGCGGTCGGCGCGGGATAGCCGGGCTGGCCGAGATCGACATCGCGCCACGCGCCGATCAATTGCATTCGGCGCATAATTGAGGGACGCATGAAATTGCGATGCGTGATCCGCCCGGCGTCGTAGATCGAATTGGCGGAATTGTTGACGATCAGATCCTCGCCATAGACGGCGCGGCTGATCGGCCGGCGGAGGATCGGATCGTGGTACACTTTTTTGAACACGCAGCCGTCAAGCCCGACCCGCAGCAGCATCGCGTCGGTGTCGGGGACGTAAGGCTTGTCGATCGTCATCAGATAATGATTGAGGTCTTTCTCAAGCGCATCGGCCAATTCGTCGAGATCGGGGTAAGTTCCCGAGGTGTCTTCGGCGACCTTCGCGGGACCGTCAGTGGGGCAAAGCTCCGCAAATGCATTGGCGCCGAAGCGTACCACCGCCTCAGCCAGGAGCGTGGCGCGGACCTGGGATTGCCCTTCCAGCGGTGCGCTGCCGTCGGAGCCATTGGAACGCATGGCTTCGATTTTGAGACCCATAAGCTCAATTCCACGCGCGCGGGTCTCAAGCCATTCCTTACGGGAATCGTCGTCATCCTGGATGCGTTCAAGCAGGTTCTCGGCGATCCCGCCCAGGGCGCCCTCATCCACATCCTCGGCAAGATTATCGTCGAAGTCGCGTTTCGATCGCTTTTTACGGGGGCGGCCGATGTATACGACAACGCCCCCGTCCTTTGTCTCGATCTTGGTTGCCGTTTCAGGATCGACTGGCGATGTGTCGCCTGACAGATCGATATCGAGCGCATCGAGGCCGCCGTTGGGCGCCCTCTGGTCAGGTGGGAGTTCACCGTCGATAGGCGACGGCGGCAGCCTGATCGCGCCAAGGCCAACCGCCATTCAAGCCCCCTGCTAGGCGCCGATCGGCGCCGGTGCGCCCGGCGTGATGACGCCGGCCGCCGCGACGCCGGCGATCACATCGACCTCCAGTGTCGCCGTAATGCCGCCGGAAACAGCCGAGATGGTCACAGTCCCTGTTTTGACGGCCACCACATCGGCTGTTGCGTCATCGGCGCCGATGGCGACGGTTGCGATCGTCGGATCGGTTGACGCCCAGGCGATCGCGCCCGGCTTGGCGGCGGCGTCGCCGGCGCTGTCGGTATAGGCGATGGTGAGACCGACGTGGTCCCCGATTGGAAGAGAAACAGCCATGTTCGAACCTCTGACAGAAAAACCGGCGAGATTGAAGTGGATCAGAGCGCCCGCCGCCTCGCCAGGGATCGGCGGTCGATACGTCCGATAAAGCACGACTGGATGCTGGTTGAAATAGGTTCCGGCGTCATCGAAGGGAATTTGGGTGCAAAGGACGAGCTGCCCCAGCCAGCGCCCGGCGACGAAGGGCGTCGTCGGATCGAAGGTATAAGAAAGCTGCTCGCCGGAATAAAAGAAGGCGACTGCCTCGTCCGTCGTCAGGGCGGCCATTACTGATCCGCGAGGATCAGGGCTTGCGATAGGACGACATCCAGTTCGTCGTCGGTCGCCGCATAGCTGACCGCCATATCGCCGCCATGGCGGCTCATCGCGATCCAATTGGAAGGGTCGGTCCCTTTGACCCGCAGGCGATGCCCGGAGCGGAGCAATTGCTCGGCCTCTTCTTTGGAGAACGGGGGCTTATCGGCGTCCTTTTCTTCCTGGGTCGGGACGTGCGCCGGATCGGCGCCGCCATCGTCGGCCGGCGGCTGACCGGCGGGCAGATTGCTGTCATGGTCCTGATTGCGGGGATTTTTCGCCATCGAAAGGCTCCAAAGGCCGGGAAAAGGCGGGGGGCGTTCCGCAACCGCCGCGCGCGCCGCGCAAGTATGCTTTCGGCTATGACATCGTCAAGACGTCGGATCGAAATCATGCAGGCGGGCGGCGGCGAACCATTCGCGGAAGCTTTCGCGGCCTTCGAGGCTATCGATGGCCTTTTCCAGCGTCAGGACGGCCTCGGCGCGGCTGACAATGAAGCGGCGCATATAGGCGCGCAGCGCCGCAAGCTGGGTTGGCGCCAGATCGATTTCGCCGGCGAGGAAGCGATCGACTTCGCCCTTCAGGGAAAGCCGATGGCGGCTAGTTTTGAAGGGAGCCCTCAACCCCTCTGGCGATTCTATCCCTGGTCCTAGCCTGGAGCCAGAAGAGGGCTTCCTGGCATTTGGTAAGGGCGATGGCGTTTTCACGGGAGCTGAATTGGCCGCCTTGAAAGCCGCGCAGGCGATCGATGACGATCGCCAGCAGGACTTCTTGAGTGATGCCGTTCAAGCCCGCTTCCTTGATCGGCCCGTTCTGGAACAGGATTAGCATCCCGCCGGCCCAATGGCCCTTTAATTCGTCGGGAAGAGAAGGGTTGGCGTCGCCCGAATAGCCGGAGATCAGGTAAGCGTGGGAGGCCCCGCCCGATCCCGCACGGTCTTCGACGCCAACCAAGAGTTGGCTCTGCGGCAGATCAGCCGCAACGATATGGTCGGTCAATTTTCGGATCATCAATTCACCCGTCGTTCCTGACAACGCCGGTCAGCATGTCGTGCCGGGCTGGGACGCAATTGCAGAAGGCGGCCAGACCCTGCCGGGCAGGCT